TATTCTTTTTAATAAAGAATATGAAGCTTTTAAAAAGAAATTTAATCGTGAACCCTCTGATTCTTGGATAACAAAGGCTTATGCTAAAAAACGAGAGACTATTCGTAGAATCCTTGACTTAGAATTTTTAAACGCTAAGCGAAAACCTACTTCAAAATTTTTTGATGATAAAGCAATAGATTCTCTTACTAATATCGTAAAGCTAGTTGCTTCATGTCAATCTACGGATTATGATACTTTGGCGATTAATATTGGTAAACGTTTTTCAAAGGATTTTGCAAATATTATTCCTTTTACAAAACATACTTTAGCAGATTATCACCGTGAAGGCTCTTTAATTTTAGATACATTAAAAGATCAAGGATTAATTAGAGTCCAATTCAGAGGTAAAACACGTAGAGGTGTTTTAGATCTTGATACAGGACGTTCTTCTGGTGGCTGGGGCGATACAATTTCTAGAGAAGTTACTGTTATTGATAAAAATTTACTAAAACTTCAAGAAGCAGAACGTAAAGTAACTATTGCAAGACGATTAGGAACTATTAATCAGAGAGATCGTCTCTATGTTAAGGCTAATAAAAAAACTTACGTAGATGCCAGAGGTAATGATACTGGTATACCTATTATTTCTAGAGATAAATTTCCTGACTATGATCCAAAACAAATTGATGCTGAAATGGCACAAATGATGAATCATGTTATGGATGTAGAATATGGAGTAGACAATGAATTTTTTGGATTCATGGACGACATCGCTAGATTTAGGGATCCACGAGGTAACTCGAAATACTATGATTCTATCAACGAATTTAGGCACGAAATACTTAATCGTGGAGAGCAAGGTTACGGCCTCATGGCAACAGCTAAGTACCACGCTCAGCGAAATAGGAATTTTCGTACTACTGCCTTTATAGATTCTCGTGGTCGTGTTTATCATAGAGGTTATCTAACCCCTACTGGTGGTGAGCTAGTTAGACCTTTTTTAAACTCTGGTAAAGCTATCCGTATGTCTGAAGAGGCCTTAGATGAATTACAAATTCAAATAGGTGCTTTAATTGGACCTGCAACTGAAGCTCTTACACAGGCTGGACGTAGAGCGATATTTAATCGCAACCGTGAAAAGCTTATTGAGCTAGGTAACTTAATGCAAGCTAAAACTCAAAGAGATAGGCGTTTAAGAAAATTCTTAGAACATCCTCTTATTCGTGGTTTAGAAGGTCCAGAAGTTCCTAAAATGGCTCGTATGGCACTTGAGTATACTCGTATACAAAAGCATTTAGATTCAGGACAGCCGTTAAGAAACTATAGAACAAAACTAATGATTGAAAATGATGCCAGTTCTTCTGGTGCTCAAATTATTGGCTTATCTACTGGAGATAGAGCTGTTTCTCAAGCTTCTAATGTTTTAGCTACAACCCAGAAAAATCGTCTTTATGACTTAGTTGCTACGGATACTGTTAATGATCCAGAGTTTCTTAAAATACCCGCTTTACGTGATGCAAATCTTACATGGGAAGATCTAGCTAAAGCTGCTAAATCTCAAAACATGGTTTCATTTTATGGTGCTGGTGCGGCAACTAAAACAGCTAACGTTGCTAATAAGCTATCTAAAGTTTTAGATGACAAAGGGTTTATTACTGTTACCAAGGATAATCTAGGTGCTAATCTTCGAATTATTGATGGTAAAATTAAAGTAGCTGATAGACTAGGTGCCACAACTGTTTCTGAAGAGCTAAATTCTTTTAGAAAAGAATTAGTAGAACTAATAAATAAAAATGAGCCTGTTGGTAGAACACTTCTTAAACAAGCTCAAGATATTCACCCTGATGTGGGTGATTTTGTAAATAAATTGACTAATGCAAGACGAGGGATTATTGGTCCTAAAGAGTTTTCAGAAGTCTCAAGAATTATGTCAAAAAATCTAGCAGAACGTGCGCCAGTAACTGATAACTTTATTAATTACTGGAAAGATGTTGCTAGGGTTTATGTCAATGAAACACAAAAGGTAGATATACCTTGGGTAACATTTGATGGCAAAATAATGACACAAAGATATCGTCCAAAGATACAAGAACGAATAGAGTTTCGTGATCCTGTAACTAATAGACGAATTGCTAACATCTATGAATCCGCAGCAGAAGATGGAAAACTTTTAGGTAAAGGTTCTCTTAACGATGCTCGTATTGGTTTAGGTGTTAATGGAAATCACAGCAATGATGCCGTTATCGTACGGCGATTCCATTTGTGGGGTCGTAAAAATGGTATTGAAACTGCTACAATCCACGATGCTTTTTTCACTAATATCGGTGAAGCAAGACGTGCGAAAGATGCTTTAAGAACCATCTATGCAGATGCTCTTGAAGGTGATACAATAAGAAAGACTTTGCGTGAAATGCGCAGACAAGGTCTTTCACAGAAATCTTATAATGAGCTTTTACGTAAAGCTAAAGAACAGGGTTTAATTGACCCGCCTAATAAGATTACCCGAAAGGACATACTTGCGCCTATCCGTGAAGGAGAAGACTGGTATGGCATTGGTCCATAGTTATTTGTAATAGCCTATAGGACTTTATTTAAACGTGTCTGTGACACAAATATATTAACTCAAGCTGTGCTTGAAAGGAAAAATTATGAGTGAAGAAAATACAGTAATTGAAGAAGAAACAGTAGAAACAGTCCAAGAAGAGACTGAACAACCAGAGGCACCAGAAGCTAAAAC